AGTTAAGAGTATATTTGACTGGAGAGACTATCCAGATAGTTTTAAAGAGAAATGGGAAGTCTATATAGACGAGCAATTTAGAAGACGTGATGAAGGTTTTTGGTTCATGAATAATAATGTACCAACTTATATTACCGGAACACATTATATGTATCTACAATGGTCCAAGATTGACGTTGGTCAACCTGATTTCCGTGAAGCTAACAGAATATTCTTTATATTCTGGGAGGCTTGTAAAGCAGATACTAGATGTTACGGAATGGCTTATTTAAAGAACAGACGTTCTGGATTTTCATTTATGGCATCTGGAGAAACTGTTAACTTAGCCACAATATCAAGTGATGCTCGTTTTGGTATATTATCAAAATCAGGATCCGATGCTAAGAAAATGTTTACCGACAAGGTCGTGCCTATATCTCTTAATTATCCGTTTTTCTTTAAACCGATACAAGATGGTATGGATAGACCTAAAACTGAATTAGCTTATCGTATACCCGCATCGCGTTTAACAAGGAAGTCATTACAATCGAAAGATAGTCAAGAAGCTTTAGAAGGATTAGATACAACAATTGACTGGAAGAATACAGGAGATAACAGTTATGATGGTGAGAAACTAAGATTATTGGTTCATGATGAAAGTGGTAAGTGGGAAAAACCTGACAACATATTAAATAACTGGCGAGTTACAAAAACGTGTTTAAGATTAGGTAGCCGTATTATTGGTAAGTGTATGATGGGATCAACATCAAATGCTTTAGATAAAGGAGGGGATAATTTTAAGAGCTTATATAATAGTTCTGATGTAACAAAGCGAAACCGAAACGGTCAAACAAGATCGGGTTTATATTCTTTGTTTATTCCAATGGAATGGAACTACGAAGGTTTTATTGATCAATACGGACATCCAGTATTCAATACTCCAGAGCATCCTGTTTTAGGACCTTCTGGTGAGTTAATTGAGATTGGGGTTATAGAACATTGGGATAATGAAGTTGATGGCTTAAAAGGAGACCAAGACGCTTTAAACGAGTTCTATCGTCAGTTTCCAAGAACAGAAGATCATGCTTTCAGAGATGAGGCTAAAAATAGTATATTTAATTTATCAAAGATATACGAACAAATAGATTATAATGGAGATTTGCGCGCTTCGTCATCAGTGACAAGAGGTAGCTTCTCTTGGGAAAACGGTATAAAAGATTCGAGAGTTAGATTTGATCCAAATCCATCTGGTAGATTCTTAGTTAGCTGGGTTCCTAGTTATAATTTACAAAATAGACAAATAGTAAAAAATGGATTCAAATATCCTGGCAACGAACATATCGGAGCGTTTGGCTGCGATAGTTATGATATATCAGGAACAACAGATGGTAAAGGGTCTAAAGGAGCTTTGCATGGTTTAACAAAGTTCTCAATGGAAGATGCGCCACCGAATTCATTCTTTTTGCAATATATAGCTAGACCACAAACAGCAGAGATATTTTTCGAAGATGTTTTAATGGCATTAGTATTTTACGGAATGCCGATACTAGCAGAGAATAACAAACCAAGACTATTATATTATCTAAAAAGAAGAGGTTACCGTGGTTATTCAATGAATAGACCTGACAAAGTTTGGAATAAGTTATCAGTTACCGAGAAGGAAATTGGGGGCATACCTAACTCGTCAGAAGATATCAAACAAGCACATGCCGCAGCAATTGAAACTTACATACAAAAATATGTTGGTTTAAAACCTGACGGAGATTATGGCGATATGTATTTTAACGATACATTAAATGATTGGTCTAGATTTGATATAACACAAAGAACAAAGTATGATGCAACAATCAGTTCTGGTTTGGCTATAATGGCATGTAATAGGCATATGTACCATCCAGCAGCCGAAGTGCAAAAAGATAAAGTAAGTTTAAATTTCGCTAGATATTCAAATAGCGGTTCACAATCGAAAATAATAAAGTAATATATGGCTGAGTCAGTTATAAAGAGTATTTTTCCAAGTCAGGTTGCGAGTGATAACGAAAAGATGTCACTAGAATACGGGCTTAAAGTCGGTAGAGCTATTCAAGACGAATGGTTCAAACTAGGCTCCGGGTCTTCGAGATTCAAAAACAACCAAAACACATTTCACTCATTAAGGTTATACGCAAGAGGAGAACAGTCTGTACAAAAGTATAAAGATGAATTATCTATCAACGGTGATTTATCATACTTAAACATAGATTGGAAGCCTGTGCCTATCATCCCTAAGTTTGTGGATATTGTTGTTAATGGAATAGCTGACAGGGCATACGATATAAAAGCATATTCACAAGATCCATATGGCGTTAGTAAAAGAACAGCTTATATGGAATCTATCATTCGTGATATGCAAACGCAGCAATTAAATAACTTTGTTGCCGAGAATTTAGGTATTAATCTATTCGAAAATGAACCTGATAAATTACCAGATTCACAAGAAGAATTAGAGTTACACATGCAACTTACTTATAAACAACAAGTTGAGATTGCAGAAGAACAAGCTATCAATACAATATTAGAAGGCAATAGATATATCTTAACGAAAAGAAGATGTATTTATGACTTAACAACAATAGGTATTGCTGCTGTAAAGAATACATTTACATTAACAGAAGGAGTTAAAGTTGAATATGTAGATCCAGCAAACCTTGTATATTCTTATACGGATTCACCGTATTTTGAAGATATATATTATGCGGGCGAAGTTAAGCATGTTCCAATTAACGAATTAAAGAAACAATTTCCTGAATTAACAAATGCTGATTTAGAAGATATATCTAAACAAGGTTATCAAAACGGTAGAGTATACGATGTTACATTAGCGAATTATTCAGAAGCGGATTCAAACGTTGTTACATTGTTATACTTTAATTACAAAACCTACATGAACGAGGTTTACAAAGTTAAAGAAACAGCAACTGGAGCAACTAAGATAATTGTAAGAGATGATCAATTCGATCCGCCAATTGAAGAATTTGAAGCGCAGTTCGGTAAAATGTCAAGATCACTTGAAGTTTTATATGAAGGTGTTTTAGTTGTTGGTACTGACAAGTTATTAAAATGGGAGATAGCTAAAAATATGATGCGTCCTAAGAGCGACCATACTAAAGTAAAAATGAACTATAGCATTGTTGCGCCTAGAATGTACAATGGAAGAATAGAATCATTAGTAGGTAGAATTACTGGTTTTGCTGATATGATTCAAATCACTCACTTGAAATTACAACAAGTATTATCAAGAATGGTTCCTGATGGTGTTTATTTAGATGCCGATGGTTTATCTGAGGTTGATTTAGGTAATGGTACAAACTACAATCCTAACGAAGCACTTAATATGTACTTCCAAACAGGATCGATTGTTGGTAGATCTTTCACTCAAGAAGGAGATATGAACCCTGGTAAAGTGCCAATCCAAGAAATTAATACTGGTAATGGTAGCGGTAAAATGCAGAGTTTGATTCAAACTTACAACTATTACATACAGATGATTCGTGATGTTACTGGATTGAATGAAGCAAGAGACGGTTCATCGCCTGATTCTAACGCTTTAGTAGGAGTTCAGAAATTAGCTGCTGCAAATTCAAACACAGCAACTAAGCATATATTACAGGGAGGGCTATTCTTAACATCGGAATTAGCAGAAGGTATATCGCTTAGAATATCTGATATCATTGAATACTCGCCAGCTAAGGAAGCTTTCATACAAAAAATTGGTGGTCATAATGTAGCTACGCTGCAAGAGATGGAAGATTTACATCTTTATGATTTTGCAATATTTATAGAGCTTACACCAGACGACGAAGAAAGACAAATGCTCGAGAACAATATTCAAGTAGCTTTAGCGCAACAAGGAATAGATTTAGAAGATGCTATCGACATCAGGGAAATTAAAAATCTCAAGTTAGCTAATCAAGTGCTTAAACTTAGAAGAAAGAAAAAAGTACAAAGAGATCAGCAAATGCAACAGCAGAATATCCAAGCTCAAGCCGATGCGAATATCCAAACACAACAAGCTTCAGCTCAAATGGAAATTCAAAAACAAGAAGCCCTTATCAGTCAAAAAATACAATTAGAACAAACTAAAGCTGAACTTGAATTGCAAAGAATGCAACAAGAGATAGAAGCTAAGAAAGAGCTAATGAAAATGGAATTTGATTTCAACATGCAACTAAAAGGTATGGAGACTGATAATTACAAAGCAAAAGAAGGTTTTAAAGAAGATCGTAAAGATCAAAGAACAAAAATACAAGCAACGCAACAAAGTGAACTTATAGACCAAAGAAACAATAATTCTGGTGCTAAAGACTTTGAATCAGCCGGTAACGACATAATGGGTAGCGGCTTTGGCTTAGGTGCGTTTGAACCTAAGTAATAATACTAATAACAATTATATAATATTTTATCATGGAAGAAGAATTAATCAACGAGGTGGAGACTAATGAAGTCGAAACCCCTGTAGAAACAGGACCTGTTACAC